CTCTGCTGCAGGGAGCTTCTGGCGTCACGCTGTCGTACGACGACGCAGCGAACACGCTGACTATCACTGGCGGAGGAACGGGAGGCACTGACCCCGAAGTTGTCAGAGACACCATCGGCGCTGCTCTAGTGGCGACTGGTCTCCTGTCGATCACTGTCAACGATGCTGCCGACACCATCACGATCTCCACGACGGCAACGCAGAACAGCACTGACGCGGCACTTCGGGATCGCTCCACTCACACTGGCGTCCAGGAGATCTCAACTATCACTGGCCTTCAGGCCGCGCTTGACAGCATGACGTCGAACATCTCCAGTAACACTACGGCGTTAGACGGAAAGGTCGACGACGCTCAGATCGGCGCGGCCAACGGCGTCGCGTCTCTTGGGGCGGACTCACTGGTCCCGAGAGATGAGTTGGGTACTGGGACCGCAAGTGGCACAACGTTTCTCGCCGGAGACGGTACGTGGAAGACTCCAGACAGCGGTGGAACGACAGGCTTCCCTCCAGACACCCAGATCAGCGATCCGACGACTGAAGTCCTCTACGAAGCCACAGTCAACGATGACGGTTCTGCGTCTGGAAGTTGGCCGAATCGGATTTCCCACTTCTTCAAGCCGTTTGCAGGCGTCGCAGCTCTCGTCACATGGTTCAACGAGTACTTTGAGTTCCGAGCCATGCCTGCGAAGTTCAACACAGTCGCGATGCGCATCTTCAGCCGAGACAAGGTTGCAGACACTGCACATGTCGGTAATGTGTTCGAGATTCATCGCTCTCGAGAGGCCAGGGATCTTGTGTTCGGGGTGGACGGAGACGGAAACGCGGAGGTTGACGGAACCCTTACCCTGCAGGGTGTTCAGACGAGTGCCGTGCTTCCGATCCTCGACGGAAGTCCAGTCCCTGGGGGAACCCCGGCCAACACCCTGATCGTGAGGCCGACCCCGTGACGTCAATTGGCGAGGTGTTCGCTCCCGTTGACGGGAGCGGGACAACGCACAACTTCACCGTGACCAAGGCTGTTCCGGCCGGTGGACTTGTTGTCGTCGCCACTGCGGTGAACGTCAATGTGACGACAGCCGGTGCGTCTGACTCACGAGGGAACACATACGCTTGGGTTCAAGCGCCTAGCGGTGGAACCCCGCTGTGCCGCCTGAATCTGATGTACTCTGTTCTTGATACTGCGCTTCAAGTCGGGGACACCATCTCTACCAACACCGGCACGCAGACTCCTTCGAGACAACCATGGATCGGCGTTGGGTTCTCCGGCCTGGTATCGCCCAGCCCGCTTGACTACGGATGGGACACTGCTGGCGGAAACTCTGGGGCTGCCTCATCCGGTGCCACTGCCACGCTGGCGCAAGCAGACGAGATCATCATTCATGCGGTTGGGGCGACCCAGGCCGCTGCGGATACGATGACTCCTGGGGCCGGGTTCGTCCTAGAGTCCAGCAACATCACACCGGATGGAAGCAACGACAAGCGCGTCGCGATCTTCTCCAAGGTTGTGTCGAGTACTGATGCGACAACTCCGTCCGTTGCACTCAGCGCTGCAGGAACATGGGGCAGCGGTGTCCTGACGGCGAAACTGAGCACTGCCCCGCCTCCTTCCGGGTACGCAGCAACTCTGTGGGATGGCTCGGCGGAAGTTCCCGCAACGGTCACGCTCTGGGACGGTGCTGCGGAAGTGCCAGCAACACTTGAGATCACCTAGAACTTCGTCTTCAGATAGGCTATCGTTCTCGGTAAGAGGGTTCCCTCGCTGGGAGGGTTCCCCTTGCCGAAGAGAACCGGAGAGACACATGCCGCGTACGAACCACTCTATCCAGATCGGCGAGCTCCGAGAGGTTGCCGAAGGCCTCGATCGCGTTTACGCCCACACAGGCCAGGAACAGTACCGTCACGACGCTCTCTCGTCTCGAGCGGCAGCGGATTTGTTGGAGATCCACGACGCGACCGGGATCAACTTGTTCCGGGCACCAAACCTTCTTGCGTTCGTTCTTGAGGTCGGCGGTGCCCGGATCGGGAAGTTCGATGTGGTAGACAACCACGCCTGACCCTTCTCTCGAGACCCCGCTGCGCCAGACGGCACGGCGGGGTCTCCGCTACCCTGAACCGCATGCCGGACACTCCTCTCGTCACGTACCTCAAGATCCAGCGGGCGGCTGACCGTGAGATCCTGGCTGCCCTTCGTAGCTCGGCAGCGAACGTGAGCAGCGAGTTGAAGCGGCTGCAGAACGCCACCAAGACAGGAGAGAAGGTGCGTCGGGAGCAGCTCCTCCGTTCGCAGGCAGCCATCAACCGAGAGATGGCGGTGCTGTTTGACCGCGTGGGGGACACGGTGCAAGCCGGAGCAGCACGAGCTGCGGAGGCGGGAGCACGGACGATCCTTGAGGCTAACAAGGACCTCCTTCGAGAAGTCCTCTCGGCGTCTGACTACGACTATCTGGTACGGTCGGCCGAGCAGTCCGCATCCAACTCCCTCGAGGCCTTGCGACAGCGCGTCTCCGGCAGCTCCTACGTCCCGCTGTCACAGCAGGTGTACGACACTCAACAGTTAGCGTCCGGCAAGATCGACGAGATCGTCAACGCGGCAATCGCCCGAGGAGCCAGCGCGGCCGAGCTGGCACGTGACGTCCGAGCGTACATCAACCCGAACACTCCTGGTGGAGTCCGGTATGCGTCCCTTCGGTTGGGGCGCACCGAGCTCAACAACGCCTTCCACGCCGCTCAGATCAAGCAGGCGCAGGAGGAACCGTGGACGTATGGCCTGAGGTGGAATCTTTCCGGAAGCCACCCGAAGCCAGACGAGTGCAACGAGTACGCCGACCAGGTTCACTACAAGGACGGAGAAGCCGGTGTCTTCCGTCCGGAGGAAGTCCCAGCCAAGCCGCACCCGAACTGCCTCTGTTACACCACACCGGAAGTTCCTGACCCAGACGAGTTCATCGATCAGTACATGGCGGGGAAGTATGACGAAGGGATCGAAGAGTCGTACCCGGACGTTGTCGAGCATCTCCCCATGTCCACCCCTGAAGCAGTCCGAGCTTACGCGTGGGGTAGGAGTCCTGACGACGGGAACTTGATGTTCGCCCGTCTGAACGAGTCTCAACGAGCAGGTAGAGAGCTTACTGATTACGAGAAGAAAGTTCGAGACGGGCTGGACAAGTCCTTCGAAGTAACAGACGGGTTCACTACCAATCGGAGGCTGTACCGGCAGCTAGACGACGAAGACTCGCGCAAACAGATTCTTGCGCATGAAGGGAAGGTGTGGACTGACAAGTCTTTCGTTTCAACGTCGTCAGACCGGGATGTAGCGATCGACTTTGACGTCTCCGGTGATGGAGTTCTGTTGAGCATTCACGCGCCTAAGGGCACCAAGGCTATTGATGTAGACAAGTACACAGAGGACTTGGCGTTCAAGCAGAAGGAATGGCTCCTTCCGCGTGACACTAGATTCTTCGTTCGAAAGGTCACCCGGACGGACGAGGGTTGGCAGGCGGATGTCGAGATCTTGCTACCTGGGCAGAAAGTACCTGCTTCGTTGAAGGCAGCATCGAAAACGGTGTCCGAACAGATAGCGGACTTGGAGAGGAAGATTGCTTCGGAGATCGCACGCGGCAAGAAAACGACCCAGGCGCCAGTTCGGCAAGCTGCGAAAGCGAACATCCGAAAGTACCAGGAAGAGATACGCATCCTGAAGTCTCGCCGCAAACCGTAGCCTTCAAACATCTGTACGCTATGCTTCCGTGTGAAGAACGTCCGTCTCGACCAGGAGGTCACGGAAGATGGGGCAGTGCCTCGCAGGAGCCGCAGGTAGCGGCAGCACGTCTGAGTACGCTCTCTCCGCCGAGCAGCGTCGACTGCTCACCCAGGGTGACATCGAGGGACTTCTGGAGCTTCACGGCTCTACCTTCGGGTTCGCGGTCATGGAGGAAGAGGACGACGAGGACGAGAACGACGACGAAGACACCGAGGACGACGAGGACTCCGAGGACGACGCCAACTCAGATGAGGACGACGAAGACGACGAGGACGAGGACTCCGAGGACGGGGACAAGAAGTCCAAGGGGAAGAAGGGCAAGAAGACCGACCCCAAGGACGACAAGATCCGGGAGCTCTCCGCTGAAGCGAAGAAGTACCGGCTCAAGAACCGAACCTTCCGCAACCAGATCGCCGATCTGCAGAGGCAGATTGCCGATCTGACCAAGGGCAAGTCGAAGAAGCCGAAGGGCAAGGACGACGAGGACGGCAGCGACGCGCAGCCGGACCCCGAGATCACCCGGAAGCTGGAGCAGTCCCAGCGCACCAACGAGGACCTGCTCATCCGCTTGGAGTTCATGGCGGACAAGACCTACTCCTGGAAGGACCCCAAGGCGGCTCTCAAGCTGCTGGATGCGTCGGACATCGAGATCGACGACGATGGCGACATCGACGGACTCGAGGACGCGATCAAGCAGCTCGCCGAGGACTACCCGTTCCTGCTCGACAAGAGCAAGGAGGAGCGGGACGAGAGCAAGCGTCGTCGTCGCGGAGCTACCGGTCAGTCGACCGGGGGCAAGCGGAAGAACGGGAGTTCCGCATCACGCGAGAAGCTCCTCCAGAAGTACCCGGCTCTGCGACGCTAGAAATAGCGTCCGAGCGCACCAACCACCCCACCAAGAGAAGGAGAACCTGTCATGGCTCGCTATGACAAGTACGACCCGATCTCCGGTGGCTTCCGAGCTCCTCTCGCTGCAGCTGTCACGTCGGACGACGTCGGCAAGCCGCTCGCGGTCGGCCTGGACGCCAACGGACGGGTCGTCGTCGGAGCCGGCAACAGCGGCGTGCTCGGGGTCTACGTGGCCGACGAGCCCAAGGCTGCTGGCGACGTCGCTGACTGCATGACGGCCGGGGAGATCGTGGAGGTTGCCAGTCTCGCGGCTGGGACGGCCTACTACGGTGCTTCGGCCGACGGCGCTGTCAGCACCACCAACACCGGCACCTACCTGGGACACACGGTGGAGGCTACTCGCCTCGTCGTCCGTGTGTCTCACTGAGACGAGGAGCTCATGAACACCACTCAGCTCAAGTCCCAGCTCCTCGCCGCTGGCGACATCCACGGTCTGCTCGAGCTCAACCGACAGACGTTCGGCTCGGCCACCATGGCCAAGGGGTACAACGCTGTTGCGGACGTGCTCACGCAGACCGTCGACGGTCGAGACCTCAACGCCATCTGGGACGAGTTCCAGGCGACGGTGGCTCTGCAGAACGCGGAGCGGCAGCGGATCATCGACCTGTTGACCTTCCCGGTCACGCAGACCATCGAGGACGTCCCGCAGTTCGGCACCGAGGACTTCGAGGAGGCGTCGCAGTACGGCGTCCCGGTCGGCATCCGTCCGGAGGCCGACGTACTGTCCCTCGGGTACACCTTCAAGTGGTACGACATCGCCAACCGCTTCACGTGGCAGTTCCTCGCGGAGGCCACGGCGCAGCGGGTGGAGGCCGTTCACCAGCAGGTGCTCGACGCCGACAACCGCAAGCTCTTCCAGGAGGTCATGCGGACGCTGTTCCGCAAGGACAACCGTGAGGCCACGATCAAGGGCCAGAACTACACGGTCTTCACCTTCTGGAATGGTGACGGTACGGTTCCTCCGCCGTACAAGTCGAACACGTTCTCCGGCACTCACACGCACTTCCGCACCACGGGAGCTGCGACGGTGACCTCCGGCGATCTGGACGAGGTCATCGACGACTTCAAGTCGCACGGG